TTATTAATTAGTGGAGAGTCTTTTATGTCCAAGGATGACATCGATAATAGAATCAAAAAGCAGAAAGAAAAGAAGAAAAAGGCAAACGAAAAAAAAGTAGAGTTTGCCCCTGCAAAAGATGTGACCAAAAAAACACTGAAAGATAGAATTGGAATGGTTGGTTCCTTCGCTATGGCGATGGCATCTAGGGGATTAAGTAACAACAAGATTGACAAGAAGACGAAGCAACTTCGTGTATTGTCTTGTCATGGGCGTGGTGAACTTCCTCCATGCGAATACCTTCGTCAAAGCAAAGTAAATCCCAAGGAAAGTTTCTGTGGAGGTTGCGGTTGCGGTGATAGGAAGCAAACTTGGTTGGTTCCTGAAGGTGATGAGTATGGTAAACTAGATTATCCAAAGGTATCGTGTCCTCTGAACATGCCTGGATTTACTAACTACGAACCATCAGACCCCGATGAGTCAAAAAATCCAATCACTCGAAGATATTACATCGAGCAGATGGAAATGAAAGACGTTGAGAATGTCAATGTGACAGTTAATGGAACTCCCGTTACTCCAGATACTACATGAATTAAACTAAAATCCACACGATCTCCTATGTTCTTATACATACATTAGAACATAGGAGATTTTTTCATGGCAGCACCTGCATCCAGAAGTCAGTTAATTGATTATGCTATGCGTAAACTTGGTGCGCCTGTTGTTGAAATCAACGTAGATTACCAACAGGCAGAAGACAGACTAGATGAAGCGTTGGACTTCTTTACAGAAAGACATTTCGACGGCGTTGAGAGATGTTACTTCAAGCACCAGATAACACAAACAGATATCGATAACAAATACATCCCAACAAACACACTACCACCCATCGATGGACCTACTGGAAATGGACCCGATGGATCTGATATTGTATCTGTTGTTAGAATTTTCCGTATGCAATCTTCCACCTCGAATATGTTTGATGTTCGATATCAGTGGGCATTGAATGATGTGTTTGGTATTAATACAGGAAATGCTTTCGGTGGAGGATCCGAACCTCTTGCCTCCTATGATATCTTCAGACGATATCAAAGTCTAATCAATGACTTCTTCAATCCAGATAAGGCTTTGAGATTTAGTAAAGTGACAAATAGACTTCATATCGATATGGACTGGTCTACGGATGCAATCGTTGGAGATTATATTGTCGTTGAAGCATACGCCGCTCTGAACCCAAACACCTTCACTGAGATTTTCAATGATCGAATGGTGAAGAAATACTTTACTGCCTTGTTGAAGAAGCAGTGGGGTATGAACATGCTCAAGTATGATGGTATTCAGTTACCTGGCGGTGTAAGTTTGAAGGGTAGTGAAATATATCAGCAAGCAGAGCAAGAAGTAGAACGTCTTGAAGAAGAGATCAGATTACAATATGAACTTCCTATCGACTTCATGACAGGGTAATAAATGGCAACAAATCCATACTTCAACTTTAAAAGCACTTCCACTGAACAAAATCTAATGGAAGACCTAACCATCGAAGCAATCAAAACGATGGGTATGGATGTCTTATATCTTCCCCGAGAGTATGTCAAGAAGGATCTTCTGTTCGGTGAAGATGTTCTTAGTCAGTTTGAGAAAACCTACGAAATTGAAATGTATTTACAGAGTGTAGATGGATTCCAAGGAGAAGGAGATATTCTCGCCAAATATGGTCTTGAAGTTAAGGATAAAGTTGAACTCGTTGTGGCACGAAGACGGTTTATGGATGAGGTTGGAAACTTAGAACCAATTCCAAGACCAAGAGAGGGTGACCTAATCTACTTCCCTCTTGGAAATTATCTGTTTGAGATCAACTTTGTTGAACATGAGAATCCATTCTATCAGTTAGGTAAAAACCAAACTTACTTGATCCAGGCAGAACTATTCACCTATTCACTAGAGAAGTTCCAGACTGGTGTATGTGGACCAGATGAGATGAATCAGACCAAAGAATATGCCAGAGAGTTTACAGTTAGTACAGCGATAAACTCTGGGCCAGGATTCTACTTAGGAGAAACAGTATTCCAGGCTGATGGTATCACAGGTGCAACACTAGGACAAGCCACATCGATAGGAACTGTCATCGACTGGACTCTAGCCACCAACACACTAGTAGTTTCAAGTATAAATGCAACAGCATTCGTTGTAGGTGCTACGCAGAGTATTAAAGGCGAGAAGTCAGGTACAGAATATTATCTAACAGGAAGCACACTCACTAATCTAGTTGTACCAGAAAATGTTGTCAGTAATATACCAGACGGAGATGCTAACACCTTTGGTATAGAGAAACAAACAATCCTAGACTTCTCAGAAACTGATCCATTCTCGGAGGGTAACTACTGATGTTTAGCACCTACTATAATGCAGCAGTACGAAAACTAGTTATTGGATTTGGTAGTCTATTCGATAACATTGTCATCCGTCGTGTAAACAATGAGGGAACACAAATCGATCGTATTAGAGTTCCTCTTGCCTATGGTCCATCAGAAAAGTTTTTGATGAGACTAGATCAACCCAGTAGCATAAATGAAGAACAAACTACTGTACAGATTACATTACCAAGAATGTCCTTTGAGATTACTGCGATATCATACGATTCAGGCAGAGCAAAGAACAGACTAAACAAAACATGCACCGCTTCGGATGCAGATGGTTCGACTACGTTTGCATATTCAGAAGTGCCATACAACATAACATTTTCTTTGTATGCGATGGTCAGAAATATGGATGATGGTTTTCAGATCATGGAACAAATTCTGCCCATGTTCTCTCCTGATTTCACAATCACTATGAACTTTACTGATCTGTTTAAGAAAGTAGACATTCCAATTATTCTGAATGATACTACTCTTGCCGAAGACTACGACGGAGACTTCGATACTCGTAGAAATATTCTACTCACATTTGACTTCACTGCAAAGACATATATCTACGGACCAGAGAAGACAAGCAAGATCATCAGCGATGCAAACATTCGTTCGTGGGATTACCTACAAGGCAAGTCTGGTGCGTTGCAGTTCTTTGAGACTGGTGTTTGTGGTGGTATATCAGGATACACTTCAGGATCTACCTACGATACATACGAATACCTATATGAATTAGGAAATTACGGCGTAACTGGAGCGATAGATAATTACGGGAACTACATTGGTCCCACATATGGATAGGAATTATTATGGATCCCAATAAAAATCTAGCAAAGGCGTTAGGCGTGGATTTTGAAGAAAAAGAAAAGAAAGAGATAGTAAAGAAGAAACCAACCGAGATCAAAGTCGATCATAAGGATATTCAAGATCCTGATCTCAAGAAGGACTATCTTGCTACACGAAAAAACCTGATGGACCTTATCGACAACGGTAAGGACGCCATTCAGGGGATTATGAACGTAGCAGAAGAGGGTGAGCATCCCCGAGCGTATGAAGTCGTTGCTCAACTCATTAAGACTGTTGCCGATGTGAACAAAGATCTCATTGACATTCATAAGAAGGTCAAAGATGTCGAGGTCACTAAGATTGAAAATAATGAAACAACTAACAACTCAATCTTCATTGGGTCTACATCAGAGTTACAGAACCTGATCAATGCCGATAGAAGCACCAAGAAAGTTGTTAATGAAATAGTGGATGAACCAAAGGATGACGGATAAGAAAAGTGGTTATCTGGGAAACCCCAACTTAAAAGAGTCGGGGCGTGAACAGAACTTTACAAAAGAGCAAGTCAAAGAGTACATGAAGTGTGCCCAAGATCCAAACTACTTTATCAAAGAGTATGTTAAGGTTGTCTCTCTAGATGAGGGTTTGATTCCATTTGAACTCTACGATTATCAAGAAGATATTATCAATAAGGTTCACAACAATCGTTTTGTGATTGCCAAACTACCGCGACAGAGTGGTAAGTCAACCACGATCGTGTCCTACATTCTCCACTACATTTTATTCAACCAGTCAATGACTGTTGGTATTCTCGCTAACAAGCAGGCTACCTCCCGTGAGATTCTATCTCGTCTGAAACTAGCATACGAGTATCTACCCCTATGGCTACAACAAGGAATTGTGGAATGGAACAAGGGATCTATCATTCTAGAGAATGGATCTAAGGTTCTTGCTTCTGCAACATCATCATCTGCCATTCGTGGTGGTTCGTTTAACATGATCTTCCTTGACGAATTTGCTCACGTTCCAAACAATATTGCCGAAGAGTTCTTCAGTTCTGTATATCCTACCGTGACATC